AAACAAGATTCCCGGCATCACCGACGAGCAGCTGGACTGGCTCATGCAGGAAAACGGCGCGGACATCACCCGGGAGAAAACCGCCGCCAACGCCCTGCAGGCCCAGGTGGCCAGCCTGACCGCCCAGGTGGCCACGGCGCAGGACGGCCTGAAGGCCTTCGGCGCGCACAAACCCGAGGACTTTGCCGCCGCCCAGCAGCAGATCGCCCAGCTGCAGCAGCAGCTGCAGGCCCAGGCCGACGGCTTTGCCTTTGACAATGCGCTGGATACCGCCATTCTGGGCAAGCGCGGCCGCAGCGTCAAAGCCGTGCGCGCCCTGCTGGACGTGGACGCCCTGAAAGGCTCCAAGGACCGCACCACCGACATCGCCCAGGCGCTGGAAGCGGCCGCCAAGGCGAACCCCTGGGCCTTCGGCGATGCGCAGCCCGGCGGCTACCCGGATGTGCGGGACGGCGGCGAGGGCGGAAAAACTCCCACCGGCTCGGCCCGCGAACAGTTCGCGGCCTGGGCCGCCAAAGCACTGAACTAACCACAACTACGACAAAAAAGGAGCATCCATATGGCAATTGATATGAACCGCACCACCATTGCTCTGCCCGGCCAGGTCTCCAGCGAGATCTGGCAGAAAACCCAGGAGAGCAGCGCCGTGATGGGCCTGGCCCGGCGCATCGCACTGCCCGGCCTGGGCGTGACCATCCCCGTTATCACCGGCGACCCGGAGGCCGCCTGGGTGGGCGAAACCGACAAGAAGCCCGTGAAGCGCGGCACCCTGGCCACCAAGCAGATGACCCCCTACACCCTGGCCGTCATCGTGCCCTTCTCCAACCAGTTCCGGCGCGACCTGCCCGCCCTGTATGACGCGCTGGTGCAGCGCCTGCCCAACGCCCTGGGCAAGAAGTTTGATCAGACCGTGTTCGGCGGCGTGACCGCACCCGGCTCCAACTTTGACACCCTCAAAGGCTGCACCGCGCAGGAGATCGGCACCGACGCCTACAAGGGCCTGGTTGCCGCCGACGCTGACGTGGCCGCCCACGACGGCATTCTCAGCGGCTGGGTGCTGTCTCCCCAGGGCAAGGCTGTGCTGCTGAACGCGGTGGACGGCAACAAGCGCCCCCTGTTCATCAACAGCGTGGCCGAGGGCGCGGTGCCCATGATCCTGGGCGCCCGCGCCGGCTACAGCAAGGGTGCCTACATCGCCGACAGCACCGCCGCCAAGAAGAACGTGGTGGGCTTCGGCGGCGACTGGACCCAGGCCGTGTACGGCACCGTGGAGGGCGTACAGATCACCATCAGCGACCAGGCCACCCTGGAGGACGGCAGCACCACCATCAACCTGTTCCAGCAGAACATGTTTGCGGTGCGCGCCGAGATCGATGTGGGCTTCCGCTGCGACACCACCGTGTTCAACAAGCTGACCGTGACCGGCACCTGAGGAGGTGCGCTATGACCTACGCCGAAGTGTTTGATGTGGAGGCCGGGTTCCGCACCCTTTCGGAGGACGAGCGGGCCCGATGCAATGCTTTGCTGGCCGAGGCTGCGATTCTTCTGGACGCCTACAACCCGGCCGCCGACGATGGCGCCAAGCGGCTGGTAAGCTGCCGCATGGTGCGCCGCGTGCTGGGCGACGGCAGCGGCGGCGATGCGCCCCTGTATCCCATGGGGGCCTCGCAGGGGTCTGCCTCGGCGCTGGGCTACACCCAGAGCTGGACCCTGACCGGCGGCGCGGCCGGAGAGCTGTACCTCTCCCGGCTGGACAAAAAGCTGTTGGGCGTGGGCAGCAAAATTGGGGCGTACAGCCCGGTGGAGGGCCTTTGCGATGCTGCGCGGAATTGATGTGATCCTATATGAACGGCACAAAACCGGCGAGGACGCCTTTCACACCCCGGTGTACGAGGAAACACCCGTCACCGTGCACAATGTGCTGGTGGGCGAGCCGGACGCTGCGGCCGTGGTGAGCGAATTGCAGCTGAACGGCCGCCGCCTGGCCTATGTGCTGGCGCTGCCCAAGGGCGACGCACACGATTGGCACAACGTGACGGTGGAATTCTGGGGCCAGAAGTTCCGCACCTACGGCGATGTGACCCAGGGCATCGAGGCCCTGCTGCCGCTGCCCTGGAACAAGAAAGTGAAGGTGGAACGGTATGGCTGAGCGCGTGAAGGTCAAGCTGAACTACAAGGGCGTGGGCCAGCTGCTGAAAAGCAGCGAGATGCAGGCCCTGCTGGCCCAGCACGCCGGGCAGATCGCCGGGCGCTGCGGCAGCGGCTATGAAACCGACGGCTTTGTGGCCCAAACCCGGGCGGTGGCCACGGTGTACGCCGCCACCCGGGCGGCACGAGCCGACAACGCCCGAAGCAACACCATTCTGAAGGCACTGAAATGATTGAAGAGATTGTATTGCAGCACCTGGCCGGGCAGCTGGAGGTTCCCGTGGGCATGGAAGTGCCGGAGAACCCGGCCGACACCTTCTGCGTGCTGGAAAAAACCGGCAGCGGGCGGCGCAACCGCCTGGACACGGCCACCTTTGCGGTGCAGAGCTGCGGCCCCACCCTGCTTGAGGCCGCGCGCCTGAACCAGCGGGTGAAGGCCGCCATGGACCGGCTGGCTGAACACCCAAAAATCAGTCGGGTGCAGCTGAACAGCGACTACAATTTTACCGACACGGCCCAAAAGCGCCACCGCTACCAGGCTGTGTATGACATTACGTTTTATGAGGAGTGAGAGCTTATGGCGAACGCAGAACATGTATCGGCGGCAAAGCCCAAAACGGGCGGCGCAATTTACCGGGCCCCGCTGGGCACGGCCCTGCCCACCGACGCCACCACCGCGCTGGACGCCGCCTTCAAGTGCCTGGGCTACTGCGGCGAGGACGGCCTTGTGAACGGCAACTCGCCCGACAGCGACAGCGTGAAGGCCTGGGGCGGCGACACGGTGCTGACCTACCAGAAGTCCAAGGAGGACACCTTCAAGTTCACATTGCTGGAGGTACTGAACCCGGACGTGCTGAAGGCTATGCATGGGGACGACAACGTGACCGGCACGCTGGCCACTGGCATCACCGTGAAGGCCAACAGTGCGCAGCCGGTGGGCTGCTGCTGGGTCATGGAGATGATCCTGCGGGACGGCGCGCTGAAGCGGATCGCGATTCCCAATGCGGCCATCACCGAGGTGGGCGACATTACCTACGCGGACGATGAGACCATTGGCTACGAGACCACCATCACCGCTGTGCCGGATGCCGAAGGCAACACCCACTATGAGTACATCAAGGGGGCGAGCGTATGATGCGAACCGGCGTAACCGCAAGCGGCTTTGCCTGGCAGCTGGACGATGCGGTGCTGAACAACATGGAGCTGGTGGACGCGCTGGCCGAGATGCAGGAGGAGAACCCGCTGCAGATCTCCGCCGTCTGCCGCCTGGTGCTGGGCAAGGCCCAGCGCAAGGCCCTGTATGACCACCTGCGCACCGAGGACGGCCGCGTGCCTGCCGATCAGGTGTCCGCCGCCCTGAACGAGATCTTTCTCGCCCTGGGGCCTGACGCAAAAAACTGACGACCCTCGCCGGAATGCTGGCCGCCGACCGGAACGCGGTGATCTGCGACCTGGCCGAAACCTATGGAATTTTAGACTACAAAGCGTTGCCGGTTCCGCTGCTGGCAACGCTTTGTTCCGGTTTGAGGGAAACGTCACGCATTAAACTGCGGCTCAGCGGAATGTCTGTGCCGAGCGACATGATGCTGCTGGCGGCAGCGGTGGACAAGCTGGCCTGGCTGGTGTGGGCACAGACCACGGACGGCCAGAAGGGCCGCAACCGGCCGGAGTCCGTCCTGGAAGAGCTGCTGGGGCGGCACAGCGAACCGGGCCGCCTGCGCACCTTTGACAGCCCCGCCGCCTTTGAGGCCGCCCGCGCGGCCATCCTGAAAGGAGGATGATCCATGGCAACGGAATTGGCAAAAGCCTATGTGCAGATCATCCCATCGGCCGAGGGCATCGGCGGCCAGTTGACCGGCCTGCTGGGCGGCGAGGCGGCCGCTGCAGGCGACCACGCCGGGCAGAGCCTGGGCAAAACGCTGGTGGGCACCCTGACCAAGGTGCTGGCGGCCGCCGGCATCGGCAAAGCGCTGCAAAGCGCCTTTTCGTCAGGCAGCCAGTTTGAAACGGCGGTGGCCAAGGTGGCCACCATTGCCGACACCGGCAGCGTGAGCATCGGCACCCTGCGCAGCCAGATCACCGCCCTGTCCGGCGAGACGGGCGTGGCTGCGGGCGACCTGGCCGAAGCGGCTTATCAAGCCATCAGCGCCGGGCAGAAAACCGAAAACGCCGTGGCGTTTGCCGGGCAGGCCACCAAGCTGGCGGCCGCCGGCTTTACCACCAGCGCCTCGGCGGTGGACATTCTCACCACGGCCCTGAACGCCTACGGCATGGGCGCCGATGCAGCCGGCCACGTCTCGGACGTGCTGCTGACCACCCAGAACCTGGGCAAAACCTCGGTGGATGAGCTGGCCTCCAGCATGGGCCGGGTCATCCCGCTGGCCTCGGCCTACGGGGTGAGCATCGAGAACCTCTCCAGCGTGCTGGCCGTGCTGACGGCCAACGGCATTGCCACGGCGGAGGCTTCCACCTACACCAAATCCATGCTGAATGAGCTGGGCTCGACCGGCTCCAACGTGGCCAAGGTGCTGAAGGCCCAGACCGGCCAGAGCTTCGCCGACCTGATGGCCTCCGGCAAAAGCCTGGGCGACGTGCTGCAGGTGCTGTACGACAGTGTGGACGGCGATTCCACCCGCTTCAACGGGCTTTGGTCCAGCGTGGAGGCCGGCACCGCTGCCCTGTCGCTGGCGTCCTCCGGCGCGGGCCGATTTAATGAGGTGCTGGGCCAGATGCAGGCGGACTCGAAGCTGACCGAATCCGCCTACGAAACCATGACCGACACCATGGCCCACAAAATGGCCGCCCTGAAAACCAACGCGCAGAATCTGGGCATTGCCCTGTTTGACGCGGTGGGCGGCAAGCTGGGCGAGGGCGTCAGCCTGGCCAGCGGGTACATGCAGGCCCTCACCGAAGGGTTCCAGTCCGGCGGGCTTGCGGGCCTGGCCGAGAGCCTGGGCGGCATTTTTACCGACCTGTTCACGAACGTTCTGCCCGCCGTCACCCAAAGCGGCACCGAGCTGCTGAACGGCCTCGCCGCGGGCATGGCCCAGGGGGTTCCGGCGCTGCTGGCCCAGGCCCTGCCCATGCTGGAGACCTTCAGCGGCAGCCTGCGGGAAAACGCGGGCAAGCTGGTGGACGCGGGCCTGAACCTGCTGGTGCAGCTGGTGCAGGGGCTGGTGAACGGCCTGCCCACCCTCATTGCCTATGTGCCCACCATCGTCACCAACATCGCGGGCATCATCAACGACAACATGCCGAAGATTCTGCTCACCGGCATGCAGATCCTGCTCATGCTCATTCAGGGCATCGTGCAGAGTATCCCGGCCCTGATCGAGAACGCCGGGCAGATCGTGCAGGCCATCTTCTCGGTGATCATGGCCTTCAACTGGATCAACCTGGGCGGCAAGATCATCACCCTGCTGAAAAACGGCATCAGCAACTTAGCCAGCCTGCCGGTCAAAGTGGTGCAGAACATCGCCCGCAGCGTGTACAACACCTTCAAGAACGGCTTTTCCTGGCATGCGCTGGGCCAGAACATCATTCAGGGCCTGATCAACGGCGTGGGCAGCATGAAGAACCTGCTCATCGAGGCGGCCAAGAATATCGCCAAAACCTTTTTGGATTCCATCAAGAAGAAGTTCGGCATTGCATCCCCCTCCAAGGTGATGCGGGATCAGGTGGGCCGCTGGATCCCCCTGGGCATGGCCGCGGGCATTGAGCGCACCGCCGCCAGCGTGACCGACGCCATGGCCGACCTGACCGACGTGAACGAGTATTCTCTCGGAAACTCGAAGGCGCTGCTGGCGGACGAATTCAGCACCCGACCCCGCCGCGTGGTGCGCCTGCTCACCCAGAATGAAACCGCCGCCGGCCCGCTGCCGGGCAGCGGCACGGCCGGCACCACCACCAACCTGTATCAGACCATCCACACCCACGACAGCCTCACCCCCGCCGAGATGACGCGGGAGGCCGAGGACTTTTTGGAGCGAAGCAAATGGCAAATTCCGTGATGTTTTTCTATGAGAACCAGTTGGGCGGGCAGCTGACCTTCGGCCGCACACGTGACCACATTCTCAGCGACATCTCCGGTATGTCGCAGGTTTCGGCCACCGTGGCCGAGGCCCAGGGCGTGGGGCAGGTGGGTGCTACGGCCTCCGGGGCCAGTGTGCAGCCCAAAACCATCACCCTCAACGGCACCGTGCGGGATGCCGCCGCCCGGGCTTCTCTGCTGGCGGCGGTGCTGCCCGGCGTGCCCGCCACGCTGACCATGGCCCGTGGTGCGAACCGGTACTTCCTTGAGGGCATCCCGGAAAAAAGCCCCGAGGTGAGCAGCAACGACGGCCCCCAGAGCTTCCAGTTCGCGCTGCGCTGCTCTTACCCCTATTGGCGCGGGCCGGAAGCCCGGAGCCTGCTGTCCGGCCTGTCGGCGCAGTTTCACTTTCCCACCAGCCTGGCGGGGCGCTGGTACATCAGCCGCTACACCAGTGAGGCCTTCTGTACGGTGACCAACCCCGGCAGCCTGGCCAGCGACCTGGTGCTGCAATTCCGGGCCCGCACCCAGGTGACGAACCCCCGCGTCTACCATCTGGAGAGCGAAAGCTACATCCAGCTGAACACCACCCTGAACATCGGCGACACCGTCACCGTGTCCACCGTATACGGCAGCAAGGGGGCCACCCGCAGCAGCCAGACCGGCAGTGAGAGCAATGCCTTCCGCCTGTTGGACATCGGCTCCAACCTGGCCATGCAGCTGCAACCGGGGGAAAACACCTTCCGGGTCACAGCCGCCGCCGGGGCGGACGGGCTGGACGTGACGGTGATCGCCCCGAAGGGAGTGTGGGCCGGTGTCTGAGTTCTATGTGTACGACGGCGCCGCCCGCATCGGCATGCTGGAACACTGGACCAGCGTGCAGTGGCTGGAGCAGTACGCCAGCGGCGGCGAGGCGAAGATCGTGGCCATGGCCACGCCGGAAAACGTGGCCCTGCTGGCGGTGGGCCGGGCGCTGTACAACCCCGAAACCGGCACCGCCGCCCACATCCTCAGCCAGCAGATCGACGACAAGGGCACCAGCCCCACCATCACCCTTCGGGGCGCGGTGGGCGCGGCCCGGCTGGATCAGCGCGTGGTGATGGGCACGGTGACCGTCCGGGATGCCGAAACCGGCATGCGGGCCATGGTGAGCCAGAACCTGCGCGGCCTGCCCATTCAGCTGGCCGCCCCGGCGGGCACCGGCGTAACGCTGGACACCCAGGTGAGCTGGGGCAGCGTGCTGGAGGGGCTGGAAACTCTGGCCAGCGCCAGCGGCCTGGGCTTTGGCTGCACCTTTGACCCGGCCACCGGCACCGAAACCTTTGCCGTGTACGCCGGACTGGACCGCACCCAGGGCGAGGGCTACAACGGCTACTTCGGCGATGACATTTCCAATATTTCCGACCTGAAGCTGGTGCGCGGTGTGAGCGACCACGCCAACGTGGCCGTGGTCTGCGGCCAGGGCGAGGGGGCCGCCCGGGCGGTGGTGCTGGTGGGCAGCGGCGAGGGCACCGCCCGCCGGGAGCTGTATGTGGATGCAAAAGACATTGCCGCCGAGTACCAGACGGCCACCGACACCGGCCGGAAGGACGAGGCCGGAAACCCCATCTACGAGTACACCACCGTACAGTACACCGAAGCAGAGTACAAGGCCCTGCTCACCGCCCGGGGGCTGCAGAAGCTGGCGGAGCACGGGGCCACCCTCACGCTGGACGCCACCGCCCAGGACGGCAGCACCCTGACCTACGGCAGGGACTACGGCCTGGGGGACATCCTGCCCATCAAGCTCACCCGCTATGGGCTGCTGGCCGCCGCCCGCGTGACGGGGGTGAAGATCGTATACGAGGCCAAGGGGCGGCAGGTGCTGCCCCAGCTGGCCGATTTTCAGGTGACGGCGCAGGCCGCCGCCCTGACTGACACAAGGAGGTGATCGTTTGGCGATCGTGGCATTCCCTCTGGATAACACCGAGTACACCGCCTCGGCCATGGGGACCTATCTGGCCACCCGCACCCGCGGCGTATATGCTGCCGACGGCAACCTGGCCGTATCCGCCAACGGCAACATGACCGTGACCGTCGGCCCCGGCCTGGCCTGGCTGAAAGCGGCGGACTACTGGGGCCTTGCGGTGTGCAGTAAAGCCGCCGCTACCCTGACGGTGCCTACCGCCAGCAGCAGCGCAAAGCGGCTGGACGCCGTCTGCCTGCGGCTGGATAAAACCGGCAACAAGGCCGAGCTGGTGGTAAAGCCCGGCACGCCCGCCGGGGCACCCGTGCTGCCGCCCCTGTTGCGGAACGACAGCTATGACGAAATCTACCTGGCCAGCATTTCGCTGGCGGCGGGTCAGGTGGCCGTCTCGGCGGCGGACATCACCGACCTGCGCCTGAATGAGGATTACTGCGGCCTGATGCGGGACGGCGTGACCGGCATTCCCACCGCGCAGCTCTCCGCCCAGGCCGACGCCCTGATGGAGCAGCTGCGTCAGGCCATTCAGGCGGCCAGCAGCGGCGAGGGCGTGAGCGTGTACACCCACCAGAAGTCCGGCACCATCCACAAGCTGACCGGCAGCGGCCCCAACGGCCGGGTCAAGCTGACCGCCAACGTGGCGGCGGGGGACACGGTGCAACTGAACGGCAAAACCGTGCCCGCCTATGTGGGCGCGGAGACCTTTGCGGAGGCGCTGGCGGGCGAGGCCCTGAGCGGCCGCTGGCTGAGCTTTGTGTGGGACGGCACCCAGGTAAATTTTAGG